CGCGACGGGGTGCAAAACGAAGGTCGATGCGTTGCGAAGCTCGCTTGAAGAGATTGACGGAATGAACACTTCTTCGACGCATACGCACACGAACAAGACCATCAACCGCACGATCACCGTATCTGGTGGCAGAGTAAGCGCAAACGCCAACGGCGGTATCTATGACGGGGCTTTCCTCTCGTGGGTCGCAGAAGACGGCCCGGAGGCCATCATTCCGCTGGGCGCAAAACGACGCGAACGCGGCCTCGAACTCTGGCTACAGGCAGGAAAGATGCTCGGTGTATCGGAGTTTGCCGAGGGCGGCATCATGGCACCCTACAGCGGGGCTCTCGAAAGGCTGCCGGATGAAGCGTGGGGAGACGGCGAGTTTGGAGACGGCGGCAGCGCAAGCCCGTATCTTGCTGTTCGCGGCGGAGGCGGGGCGGGTCATGTCGTGAACGTCAGCGTTGCGGCGAATCCGACCTTCCAGATCGAGGGCGGAGAAAGCAGCGAAGACATCCTCGACAAGCTCAAAGGCAAGCAGAAGGAGCTTGCGGAGATCTTCGGCGAAGCGGTTGCGGAACAACTGGAAGACATCGTCTCGAACATGGTATAGCGGAAGGAGCAGCGAAGCATGGACATATATCTTACGGAAATATCGTCTGGCGACCGGCTGCGAATCCCGCTCCTGCCGGACAGATTGAACATCAGAACGGGAGCGGTAGCAACCACGCTCAACATCATCAAGGCAGGCGAAGCAAGAATACCCCGAGGCACGATAGCAACGGGGTATTCTTGGAACGGCGTTTTCCCTTCGGAGGCAATGGAGAACTCGCCATTTGTCTACGACTGGCAAGAACCATCGAGGATTCTTTCAACGATCAGAGAGTGGCAAGAGCGCAACAGCCCGATACGCCTGCTGATAACCGACCTTTCGATCAACGCAGACGTGTTCATTGAGAGCTTTACGGGAGAGTATTACGGCATTGGCGACTTTAGTTACTCAATCAGTCTCACGACCTTGCGGAGCCTTACCGTCACCACGGTAGCGGCTCCGCCTGTGCCCGTTGTACCGCCAGAGGAAGAACCGCCCGCCGAAGCGGAAAAGCCCAAACAGTACGGTCAGGTAAAAACGAACGGCAGCCGGTTGAACATCCGAAAAAAGACAAGCACAAGCTCTAGCATCATCGGAAAGCTCCAGAACGGAGCCAAGGTGGAGATACTTGGAAAGACCGGCAACTGGTACATCATTCCATACGCGAGCGGGACGAACGGAAAGGGGTATATCTACGCAAGCTGGGTCAAACTGATCGCCAGCGCTCCGACTACTACCAGCAAAACGACAACCAGCACGGCCAAGAAAACCGACACTTCCAGCACTAGCACAAAGAAAAACACGACGCGCACCTATACCGTAAAATCCGGCGACACCCTTTATTCCATCGCAAAGGCTACGCTTGGAGATGGAACCCGCTACATGGAGATTTACAACCTCAACAAAGCGGCGATAGATAGCGCGAACAGCGGTAGCACTGCGAGCAAATGCAACGTCTGGGCTGGTATGACGCTGAAACTGCCGGAGGCGACAAACACGCAGGCCACGAAAACCGCCTCCAATAGCGCAAAGGGAACGACCAGCAGCGGAAAAGAGATCACGACCGTGCTGCAAAAGCTCGTTACTACCACGCCTAGCAGCAGCCTTATAAACGCCGTAAAGACGGCGGTGCTGAAAACGCTGGCGAGCAAGACGACTACGAAATCTGGCGGAAAGTAGGCGGTTGAATGGCGACGGTAGACTTATCGAAAATTTCATACGCCGTCACCGCC